AGCATAGTGTGATTGTTAAAATAAAACTCTTTAAGTAAATACTTGTATGCAGATGATGCAATTGGATCTGCAAAACCACCTACTTTAGGCACATATGCGGTTGTTACTTTGCGTGATCGCAGACCATCTCTTGCTATAGATCTTTTGTCATAGAATTGGGAATCTAGTTTTAATGACGTAGAGTATACTTCACCAAATAGTAGAGATCTACTTATGCTAACTTCTACGAAGTTGACCCTATCTCGCCAATTAGTTCCATAGCTACTCAGTATCACATCATTGTAGTTTATGTCTATACACTTAACATTTTTAAATTCAGATATCATGGTTTCTAGTGCTTCTGCTTTAATAGGCTTTTGCTTGTCTCCTATATAGTAACCATCAGATTTCATGCGCTCTTTATCTACAACAAACGGCCTTACTCTATTATATAAAGCCAACGTGGGTTTATTACCATCAAACCTAACATCAGTAAGTAATTCGCTAGTCAGGTTGTTTATGTTATTATTTAAGACTTCCCACATGCTGTGTTCACCAAATATAGATTCAAAATCAATAAGACCTATTGAAGGATCACGGTTACTGTATGTGTCTTGACCAGTCAGCACTCCGCTGTATTGTTTTAATATATCTGTAACGTTGACGCTATCTTCGCCAAATTTCATATACTTAGCTAGTTCTTTAGGTATTTTAAACTGCTGTTGAGCATCGCCTAGTAGTTTATCATTAGTTAAGCTAGCTACGTATAGATTATCTTTAGTTTTGTTTTTTCCGCCGCTAGATCCCCACAAAGATAAGATAGTATCTACATTGAATGTGGCATCTGGGATAGTGGTGCTTCCACCAGAAGGTGCTACACTTGGCGGTGGAGTAGGTTTGTTCTTATTTGCTTCTATTAACGTATTTGTTTCCTGCTTTACTGCGTCTATTCTAGCTTGATCTGCACCCTTCTCAAGGACGTAGTTCGTATTTGAATCTGATGATGTTGGGTTTTTCTTTAATAGGTCCTTAGTCTTAAGTTCAGACTTCCAATTTAAAGCTTGCTTCAGATAATCATTGTAACCAAATCTTTGAGCCATACCCATAGCTGTTTGACTTGGATCTCTGTCTAGAGGATCAACATAGAGGGAGTTGTTGAACATGGCGCCCCAGTCAGATCCAGTTACTATATATTCTTTAGCAACTGCCCCAGTTCTTTGATCGGTATTAACTGTCCCTCTAACTGATTCAATGCGACCTAGCATCTTGAATGTTTTAGAGTTAACTGTGCCACCACCATGTTTAGCGGTGTCGTCTATGTGATAATTAGACATCATTATTACACACCAGCTACCTGGAGTAATCGCTGTGGTCCAATTTTTGTAAGGAGCAAGTCTAAGCTCAAATGAACCACCTGGATCGGCTTTGCCTTTCTGAATTTGAATAGATTTAAGCGAACCAGAATTTAGTATTATCTGATCTATATCAAATTCTTGACCATCTGTTGTATCTAAGTATGAACTACCAAATCTTTCTTTATAATTGTAAATTACAACTATACCATGCGGTGTTTTTACTCTAGTATTATTTGCCATTTTTAATATCTTTCCAGTACTCTAATTCTTTTATGAATCGAATAGTTGCTACATCATCTTGTAGGGTGGTAACTCGAACTTTTGCATACTCAGGGTTTTTAGAGGCTACTATGTATAGCACAAGACCAAAAATAATACCAATCAAAAGAACAGCCGTACATGCAATTAAGAATCCCATAATTACCTCTTTATTTCATTATACGTATTACTGAATATAAGTACCAGCATCATTCATTGTTACTTTTTTTTAGGTTGAGCTAATGTTGTATTAGCTGTAACGGGTAAATCCACTTTCATCCCTAACGCAGTAACTCTCTTCGCTGTTTCTTCCATTATAGTCTTGAAGGTAGAAGCGCCAGTAGTAAGTTCTGCAACTATCTTACCAGTGTCTCCAGATTCTTTAGACCTATCTTTACCACCGGGTTGTTCTACATACTCTTTTTTCAACATATCCATTAATGCGTCTATCTTTCCAAAAGCCGTAGCATTACTTTCAGTTAATTTATCTGCAAATTCTTTGCCAAGTTTTATTATTTCTGCAGATGCTTCTGCCTTAGTCTTTTCTCCACCAGCACCCATAAGATCAGGTTGATCTTGATACTTCTTTTTGAAAGCATCAAACTCAGCTGCACCCATCTTTTGAGTTCTTCCTATTAGGGCAGGAAGTTCATCGCCTAGCGACTGTCTTTCTTTTTCAGTGAAATCTTCTAGTTTGAGTGTTCGTTTATTTGGCCCACTTTGCGCATCAATTATTTTTTGCATCACAGATTGACCGACGTGTTGACCTTTTTCATTCTGATCAGCTTTGTTTAATAAGAAACCTAAACTGCCCTTCTCATACTCTCCAACTTTTTGTTCATCTAGTTCATCAGTTTTGCCCTTAAAGAAAGAACTAGTAAGGCCGTACCTATTTGTGAATCCTCTAAATGCGTCTGCTGCTGCTTTTTTCTCTTCAGGTGATTTTGCAACTCTTATTGCATTTACCATTGCCCACTCAGAGTTCCCCATCTTCCCAATTCGTTCAGCACCATATGCATTTAAGGCTGTTCCTCCAGCCTTTCTAATCGCATCAGTTTCGACAATATTACCAATTGACATGCCTCTGTCTTGCATCTGCTGATTAACGTTTTGCATAGACGCTTGAGCAGCTCGTACTGCTAAATTCTTGTCAACACCTGCAACATCTAATCCAGCAACTGTTGCCATTAACGCAGTTGATGTTGCACCACTTGCAGACACACCCATGTCAGCTAGATCACTACTCATACTTAGAGATGCTTGAACCATCTCAGCGATGCTCTTAGAGCTATCCATACCTTTAGCTACAGCAAACTCTAAAGTCTTCTGTAGATCGCCTGCTCCACCACCTGCACCCATAAGTTGAGATGCCATACTAGTATATTGATCTCGACTAAGTTTACCCTTTTGTCCAGCTGTACCTGCCATCTTCATTACTTCAACAGCATCTTCACCTTTAAACGTTCCAGCGCTCTGAAAATTAGAAACTAGTCCAGCTGCCATATCTGCAGAAATACCAGTCTTAGCTAAATCTTTAAGTACACCAGGATCCATGAGTTGTGCTTGTAAACCACCTTTACCTGTTGCAGCATTATAAGCTAAACCGCCTCCGCCGCCAATACCTTGAACCGCTCCGTATAATCTATTACCTTGAGAATAATATGCTTGCATCTGATCTGTTTTTACTGCTCGATCTGCTGCAGATAAATTTTTCATCGTATTGTATGCTTCTAGCCGATCGTTCATTCCAGCTGTACCATTAACGGAATCCATTAAGCCACCAGAATTTGCTGCCATACCGGCAATCCCACCAACGGTTGCACTTAAACCCATTACTGCTAAGCCAGGAAGCACTCCTATTCCAGTACCTACCATTAAAGCACCAGCGGTCATCCCGGCTGCCACTGCTCCTCCTACTCCACCCTTCGCTGCCTTACCTGCACCAGATATAAAGTTTGGTAACATTGTGTGTTTAGCTTGGTCATCTGCATATTTTGCTGCAGTAACAGAATCCATAACATCTAATGCCGCACCTACATCGCCTTGCATTATCGCTTGTTTTGATTTAAAGTATAGATCGTTAGTTTTATCTATTACATTAGCAGTAGCTGAACCTTTACGCATCTCGCTAGCATGTGCAAATTCTTTATAACCTGCACCACCGTCCATGGCAATGTCTAAGGCTGCGTCAGCACCCCTCATGAATTTACCAAACTTAGTTTTTGAGCCGAATTTGCTCTCCCAAAGAGATGGGGCTTCTTGTACTGCTTTTTTAACTGTTTCAGCATTTTCTTTTTTATTTGTAACATCCGCCAATTCCTTCATGGCAGTCGATACCTTAGCAGCCACGTCACCCAGGTCCTTTTGTCGTTGCTCTTCTGAACGACTTGAATCCTCGAGTATTTTTGTTTGTTCTGCTAGTTCATCTTTTAATTTTTTATTAGCTGCAGCAACCGCTGTGACTGAATCCTCATAAACTTTTGTAACCGTGTCAATATTACCCATTTCACCAGACATAGCCTGTTGTTTTAATTTACTATTAGCTTGTGAATTCTTATGCTCTTCTTCAATTCTATCAGCTTTTTTTATCATGCGATCTTCAGTTAAACCTTTTAATGCAGCTTCTTTACCACCTCGTTCTAGTCCTGCAGCTTTTTTTGCTAAAATAGATATCTCACCAGATGCAGCAATTATTTCTTTGTCGCTTTTTCCATTCACTGCCATACTTGCTAAATTGGATGTTCCGTATTCAATTTGTTCTTTTAGTGAAGATATTTGCTCTTTTCTATAAGCAGATGACATGATGCCACTCTTCGCGCCAGATAAATAAGCTTCTGACCCTTGTGCCATGTGCGTGACTTGTCTGTCTATGTTACCTCTGCGAGCTAGTACCGATAAGCTTTTAGATAGATCGCGCCTCCTAGCTGATTCAATTTCTTGAAGTCTTTCTTTGTATTCTTTTTTTACAATACTTGGCTCATTAACAGCACTTTCATACTCGCTGTGCCCTAGAAGCTCTTCCTCTGATCCTTTATATATTTCTCTGAACCTATCAGCTTCATAATTGGCACTTGTTATCCTAGAAGCAGCAATTTTCTTGGATAACGTCTTGTTATTTACTGATTTATTAGTTTTCTCGTTAACAATGCTCCTGATCCTAGGATCAGCTTTGTTGTTATTATCATCGTCGTTGATAGCCATAAATTACACCATTACTCATCTAGATTAAGATTTATATCTTCACCAAACTCGTCGCCGTATTGACTCTTAAGCTGCTGAACCATCCACTGCTCATCATCTATCTTAGGAGGTTGTTCTTCTTTGACCTCTTTAGCTTGTTGAGCAGCCATTTTTTCAGCTTCTTTCTTCTCTTCCTGTTCGATCCAACTTAGCGTCTCGTCTAGTTTGCTATCTTCTATTTTATCATTTTCCTGCTCAATAGCTTTGTAGGTTGCATTCTTACGCTCAATTTTATCGAAATATTCATACATTAGCTCATATACAGTATATGAGTCTAGAAGGGGGTCTTTTAAAGGACGGTTGTAGGTATTGGACCACCAACTCTTGAGAGACAACTCCATTGCGTCGAAGTCTTCATTGGCGTTCATTGATCTGTGAATTGTTATTTGCTGAATAGCGTCTACGATGGAAAGCTCAGAAAGCTCCCCATCTGTTAGTTTCCCGCTTCCACTTCTCCAAGAGACTTCTTTTTTACTTCAGAAATCCACTCTTCACTCTTGTCTAAAGACTTGCTATAAAGCTCAAAAAGAACATCTTCATCAAGAATATCAAGAGTTATGATGGCTTGCTTAAACCAGTCAGGGGCATCAGTTACACGAACTCGTAGGTTTGAAACCACTAAAGAGATAGCATTGAGGTTTCCAGTAGGGTTAGTTAGATCGGCAGATAAGCCAGAACGTTCAATTTCTAGTTTTCTTTTTTCTGCCATATTAAGGACACATTTGACGGTAAATGTACCTTCATATCTTTTACCAGTAAGTTCACCGGTATAGTCTAGTTGAAAAGATTTTTGATTTTTTGGAAGGTCCATGATAACTCCTTATATAAGTAATAGGGTTATACTCGAACTTGTAAATATTGTAATAACTTAAAATTTAAGACTCTTAAAAAAGTCACCAGGCCCTGGTACTAGATCTTGCACGGGCACCTTAGGATTTCCTCTTTCGTCCAAGAATCCTATTGCTCTAAATTCTAAAGATAGATCAGCTAGGCTACCAGTTTTTATGTTTTCGCTTCTTCTAGTTATCAATGCTTTTCTAGTTAGGAATATAAGGTTATCTGATTGAGAATCACGTACTTCTATCTCTATGTATCGCTGTTGCAAAAAAGATACCATGTCTGTCTGCATCTTTAGTGCGCCCGGACCTGAACCCGGTATTCTAAACCCGCTTATTGTCCCACTGACTTCAATCCTAGTTGGTGCTAGTTCATGAGGTAGATAATCATCTATTGTATTTATTTCTTCGACGGCCGTTTGTATATTCCAAGATATACCAAAGGCAAAACCTACGATTTTACCATTAATACGAAGAATACACCTTGCTCCACTTAGATACTTGGCTACTGGCTTAATACTGAGTATGGAACCAAAACTATCTGTTGCATTTTGTAGAAGTTGACTTGCAATAGTTCCTGCGGTGGTTGGTTCTGAAATCTTGTTATTAGCCATAGTTACTCAAATTGTTGACCACGCCCAGAAAAGTCCGCGATGAAACTATCTTCATCTACGTACATTGCTGAGAATGAGAATGTTTGGGTTGCCGCTTGATCCACTGCTACGTTGAAGTTAGCTGAAGTTATTCTAACATTTCGTATTTTAGCTACCGGATTATTACCTTGGTATATACCGATATCAAACATAACTGCTTGATCTAGCTTAGATGGGTTAAGATTATCATTGGCTCTGCCATCTGCTACTGATTTCAAAGGGTTATACCCATCATACGACTTCCAATTACCTATGCCGTTTCCGGTAACTTTAGTTCCATGTGGACGTTTTCCACCCGCTACAACTTTAGCATCTGCCGCATATCTTATCACAGTGAACTGACCACCTACTGTATAGC